GAAAAAGATATTTACAAATTTTTGTCTGGTATATCTGGATTAAAAGAGACGGATGTTGCAGAACTTCCGTTAGATGAATTTGCAAGAATGGTTGTGGCTGTAGTAAAAAAGGATGAATTCAAGGATTTTATTCAGGTTGTTTCAGAATTGTTCAAATAGGTGACATAAAGTTTATGGACTTGCTATTTAACCGATATGCAAGTCCATTTTTGTTACTTGATTCTATGCTTGAATGCGGAAGGTTTTTAGAGGTTGTTAGTGAAATCTATGATATGAATAACGAACGGGTGATAAATGATACCCTGTTTGATACATGGCTTCATAAAGATTTCGAAAACGACTATTCTGAGTTTAGAAGATTGGTGAAGCAGCCGATTGAAGTAGAATCGCAAGACATTGATTTTGAAACAACTATTAATTGTTCGAGAGATATTTTGAAGAATTTCAATCCAAATGACAGATAGAGAAATACAGAGGAAAGGAGGAGATGTGAAATGGAACTTTTTAAGCTTGTAGGCTCAATTGCTGTTGATACGGCAAATGCGAACAAAGCTATTGATGAAACCACAAAGAAAGCGGATGATTCCGGCGGAAAGATGTCAAAAGTATTGAAAGGAATTGGAAATGCAGGGAAAAAAGTTGGAAGTATGGTTGCTGGTACTGTTAAGGTTGCAGGCGGTGCTGCGATTGCTGTAGGTGGTGCGGCGGTGGCAGCAGCCAACAGTACACGAGAGTACAGAGTTGAAATGGGTAAATTAACAACAGCGTTTCAAACGTCTGGACACTCAGCAGATTCTGCAAAGAAAACATATTCTGACCTTGAATCGATTCTTGGAGATTCCGGACAGGCAGTTGAAGCGGCAAATCATCTTGCGGTACTCACAAATAATCAAAAAGATTTAGATACATGGACGAATATTTGCACAGGTGTATTTGCAACATTTGGAGATTCGTTACCAATTGAGGGGCTTACAGAAGCGGCGAATGAGACGGCAAAAGTTGGTCAGGTTACAGGACCTCTTGCAGATGCGCTGAATTGGGCAGGTGTTTCTGAAGATGAATTTAATAAGAAACTTGCGACGTGTTCAACGGAGCAGGAAAGACAAAAACTTATTATGGATACTTTGAACAAGACATATAAGGATGCTTCCAACACCTACAAGGAAACAAATAAAGATGTTATTGAATCGGAAAAAGCAAACCAACGATTTACAAATGTAATGGCAAATGTAGGGGCAATAGTAGAACCTGTTTTGAATAAATTAAAGAATTCATTTGCGCCTATGGTTGAACAGGCAATACCAATGATTGTGGCAGGGCTGGAACAGTTGATACCCTTTGTGTCTCAATTTGCAGAAACGATAATACCGGTCGTGATGAACACGGTAAGTCAGCTTCTGCCCGTATTTATAAATTTAGCAACTTCTGTTCTTCCGCTGATTGCGCAGGCAATCATGGCCATAATGCCAACAATTCAACAGTTAATTCCGGTAATTACACAACTGCTGACATCCATACTGCCGGTTGTAACTCAGATACTGCAGCAGTTATTGCCACCACTTATGCAGATTGTACAGATGGTGTTGCCGGTTATTGTTCAGTTAATTCAGGCGTTACTTCCGGTACTGACACCATTGTTTGACGTGTTGCAACCTGTTATGACCTGCATAATGACAATACTTCAGCCGCTAATTCAGTTGGTTACGGCAATATTGCCACCAATTATTACATTTATACAAACGGTTGCTACGGTTTTATCTACTGTTTTAGTACCGGTGATAAACGTAATTTCCAATATTCTTGGTGTAATATTACCGCCAATTATATCGGCGCTTGGTACGGTTATCAACGCAGTTGTAACGGTATTTACGGCTGCATTTAATGCGATTAAGACGGTATGGGAAGCGTTAGCACCTGTGTTTAGTGCAATATGGAACAAAATTAAGGTTGTGTTTGGACCGGTGGCTGCTTTTTTCAAAAAATGTTTTGGCGCCGCATTTACTGCTATCAAAACAGTGTTTGGTGTGCTGGTTTCCGTGTTTCGTGGAATATGGAATGGAATCAAAGCGGTCTTTGGTCCGGTTGTATCGTTCTTTGGAAAGATATTTAAAGGTGCGTGGAATGGAATTAAGTCTGCATTTAGTGCGACCGTAGGATTCTTCAAAACCTTGTGGAGTTCAATTAAATCGGTATTCAGTGGCGTAGGCAGTTTCTTTTCCAGCGTGTTTGGAGTGATTGGTGATATTTTGAAGGCTCCGATTAACCTGATTATCAAAGGTTTGAACTTTTTAATTAATGGTATTAACAAAATTTCATTTGATGTTCCGGATTGGGTACCGGTTATCGGAGGTGGAAAGTTTGGCTTTGACATTCCAACGATACCAGAGTTAGAGGAAGGCGGCGTCCTGGAAAGAGGTCAGGTCGGATTGCTGGAAGGTAATGGATCTGAAGCGGTTGTCCCACTCGAAAAAAATACCGGATGGTTGGACCAGATTGCGTTAAGATTGGCAAAACTGAATCCGAGCAGTTCGGATGGGGAGTCTGTCCAGAAGTTGGATGCTATTATTACTCTGCTTCAAGAAATGGCAGGAACGAATCGAATTGAAGAGATTCAGAAAGCACTTGCCGGGACTGATATTTCATGGAATAAAAGAGAGATTGGAAGGCTGGTGAAATCATTTGCTTGATTGTATTAAATATGTCAACTCATTTGGCGACACAATTGAATTTAATAAACTGCCATATATGCTCCAATCATCTGATTTGAAGGACTACAAATGGTCGTATAGTACAAAAAACGAATACAATCCAAAGATATATTCGTTCAGTCGAAATATGGTTGAAAAGAAAGTGCAGATTGCGGTGATTGCTTCTACGAAGAAAAAGTATGATGAATACTGCAATAGACTTTTGGAGGTCTTTGAAAAAGATATTTATGCTGTAAAGAAGGGCAAGTTGATCGTCAATGATGATTACTACATGGAAGGTTATTTTGTCCAGAAGCAAATTAAAGATTGGTATGCATCCAAAGTGATAATGAACGAATTCGTATTTGTCAGTGAGACCGGAAAATGGATGAAAGATGTGTATAAGGTGTTTGGTTCATCATATACGCCAATATTTTCAGAAGATAATCCGGATGTCGGTTTTTGCCCGAATGATTTTCCTTTTGATTTTGCACCGGCATCCGATGCAAACAAACTGGTGAGTGACAGTTTCGTTCCATTTGATTTTGAAATCGTATTTCATGGAGCATGTGAGGACCCTACGTTGATTGCAGGTGGCAAGGTTTATCGTGTATATACTGCGTTGGAAGAAGGCGAATATTTGACCATTAACAGCATAGAAAAAACGATTGTAAAAACAAAGGCAAATGGTGAAAAGGTAAACGAATTTTCAAGACGTGACAGAGAAAATTATATCTTTGAAAAAATGCCGGCGACAGATGGCAGAACATTGATGCAGTGGCAGGAAGGTTGTATTGTTTCTGTTCGTTCTTTTACGGAAAGGAGTGAGCCAAAATGGATTTGATATATGCGGACGAGAATCGGATTGACCTTGGAGTGCTGCAGGATTATAAGTTTGACCTTGCGTATGGTGAAAGTGAAAATGACTTTGAGTGCATGGTTTTGCTTGATAACAACCCATGTCAGCAGGATTATATTCTCTATATTGAAGGTACGGAATACGGAGGGATTATTGATAGTATAGCGCCGGACCCGGATAATAATAAGCTGGCTTATAAGGGAAGAACATGGCACGGAGTGCTAAACAGTAAAGTATTAGAGCCGGATGCCGGGTATGATTATCTGATGGTATATGGCGATGCAAATGAGGTTGTTCTGGAACTTATCGAGAGAATGAATCTTACAGATACATTTTTCGTTAGTGGTGATTTGTCTGGCATTGAAGTTAGAAATTATCAATTTCGCTATGAAAATGGATATGATGGAATACGGAAAATGCTTCAATCGTATCATGCAAAACTGTGTATGAAATGGCAGGGTAATAAAGTATTGCTTTGGTGTGAATTGCTTTGCGATTATTCGATTGATGAAGAATTTGATACATCGCAGGTTTCTTTTTCGATGCAGAAAAACTTTAATTTATGCAATCATATAATCTGTCTTGGGCAGGGTGATTTGAAAGATAGGCATGTGATACATATTTTTTCGAATGAAAACGGTGGTATTTTACCATATGCTTTGACGGATAATCCAATGCAAGATAGTGATTACATCCTTGATAAGAGAAATCAATCGTTGTTTGGCAGTGCAGAGATTGCGGAAACGTATGACTTTAGTTCAGCGGAAACGATTGAAAATTACCTGCCACTGCCAAATAAGCCTCCGGACTGGAAACAAGATTATACGAAGTATTTTCAAATTTCAGATGGAAGTTATAAGGAGATTGAGAGGAATCTTCAGGATGTGTATGTGTTGCAGACGGTGCAGCCGTGGAACTGGAACTCAAATTACAAAGACTACTTTTATTTATCAAATGGTGAATACAATAACGTGGAAAGTGAGTCAAAAACGACTTATGTACTGTTGACAAAACAACCATCTGACTGGGCGGCTAATTACAAGGACTATTTTGAAGTCAAGGAAAATGAGTATGCTGCCGTTGACAGTGTGATTGTTGAAACATATAAGAAACAGACAAAACAGCCAAACGACTGGAATAAAAATTATGGTAATTATTATGTTACAGATGGTATTGATTACAGTCAATGTTCTGCAGACTCAAAGGAAGTTTATAATTTGCAGGTGCGTCAGCCATCCGATTGGAAACATACATATAAAGACACTTATTGTATTTATTTTAATGGTAAATATGTAAAATGTGGAGATTTAGCCATTTATAAAAAGAAAGCACCTAAGTGGCGGAAAAATACGTTTTATAACAAAGGAAGCAAGGAAGTACCACCCAAATGGAACGCTCAGGACAGATATACCAAAGAAACCAAGGTTGTGGCACCGAACTGGAAAGCAAATAAATATTATATGAAGGTAGTTACCGATTTTCCAACGTGGACGCAAAACAAATATTATACGTGCCAAAAGGATGTTGATGTTGGTGTTGAATTTGCACCGAATGCTTATTATGAAAAGGTACTGGACCATTATAAAACAATGGTTGACGGTGCGATTGAACGGTTTGCAGAGTATTACGCTTCGGACGAATTGGAAATCTCACTGGATACGGAAAAAATGTATGATATAGGTGATATTGTCGGAGCGTTTGAAAACAACACGGGAATATTTGTTGCGCAGCCAATCACGAAAAAGATTGTAACCATTGAAAGAGATAAAGAATCAATAAGATATGAGGTGAAGAAAAATGGCAGTTAATATTGTAACAGGGCGGACCGGTACAGAACATATCACGTCAGATGATTTCCGGGCAATGAATGCTTCTGTTTTTGGAACGGGGAAATATGTTTTTGATTATGGTCAAAAATTTGCTGCAACGATTGTTACAAATAATCAAATTAGAATCCGGGACGGAATGTGCATGAACCAGGGAACGCAGATGGGAGTCGAGCTAACGGATTATGTGGATGTAGCAATTGAAAATGGCATTAGTGGTTTAAATAGGAATGACCTGATTGTTATGCGATATGAAAGAAATGCAGACACATCGATTGAAAAGGCATCCTTAGTAGCTATCAAAGGTACATCCGGAAGCGTTGGGGAAGACCCAGAATATAACACCGGCAATATTTTAGATGGTGGCGATTTGATAGATGATATGCCGCTGTTCAGGGTGAAAATTGAATCATTAACTATTACGGCAGTAGAACCGATGTTTACTGTTTTTGATTCTGACATTAGAAAAAAATTAGCAGAATTATCAAATGTTGACAATACAGCTGACGCAGATAAAACAGTAAATATTGCAAAGAAACTTTCTAATGAAAAAGCAATTGGAAGTGCCAAAAGACCGGTATATTTCAATGAAGATGGTGTTCCGGTGGCGGGAACTTATACATTGGGGGATGCATGTCAGAAGTCATTGGGAGTAGTTAATACCGGAGATACCGGCTTAGTAACTGGTGGTCAGGTAGCGGCGTCAATTGGTGTTAAGGGAAACTATGAAGAAAAAACATGGACACCCTCAATTTCTCATTATTATGGTGATAAGAAATACGCAAATATTTTCAGCTATGGTGAATATAAAAAGGTTGGCAATATAGTTCATATTAAAGGCATGCTTGAATTGCAGAGTGAAACACCTAGTATTAGTGAGTTTTGCCTGAAAGATTTGCCATACAACCCAATAGGATATATCAGCAAGGAAATACGTGAAATATATGCCGGTCATGTCATGATAGGCGGTACTTCGGCAACGAAGGTTACAAGTGGCACAGGCTATCTTAATGTGATATTACCGAAAGCCAAGCAGATTTCGATGGTTTACATAGATTTGATTTATTGGATTTGATTAATGGAAAGGAATGGTGAGATGATGGAAATTAAGGAAGAAAAGACGGTTGATATGCTTACGAACCAATCAGTTAGCATTTTAACTCAAAAGTTTATTGAAATTAATGGAGTGAGATCACAGATTGGCGATGGACATAGATGTGCCTATGTTAATTCTGAAACTGGAAGAAGTGATTTGCAGGGGACGGAACCGGAAGAAATTGTTAATGCGGTGTTTGCAATCTGGGGAGAATCTCCAACGGTTGTGGATGAATTGGAAAAATAAGAAAAGGGGGACTAAAGAATGAAACAGATGATTTGTACGATTTTTGGTTTTGTTGGAAGTGCAATAGCGTCAGTATATGGCGGATGGACGTCAGGAATGACAACATTGTTTATTTGCATGGCAGTAGATTATGTAGCGGGATTAATTCTTGCAGTGGTGTTTAAGAAGAGTCCGAAATCAGAAACGGGTAGAGCAACATCGCATGCATGCTTTATGGGCTTGTTAAAAAAGGGCATGATATTTGTGATTGTCCTTTTGATGCACCGAATAGATTTAGTTATTGGTACCGATTATATCCGAGATGCTACGGTTATAGCATTTATAACAAATGAATTGATTTCCATTGCAGAGAATGCAGGTTTGATGGGAATCAAACTTCCGTCGGTGATTACAAAGTCTATTGATGTACTGCAACAGAAAGCAGATAAGGAAGGTGAAACTTGAAAAGGTTAAAGAAATTTGATTTATATTGTAGAAAAGAGGGGAAGTGTAATAATTCCCCTCTTTTTTTATGATTTAGTATCTATACCAGATACAAGGATATTATAATTACCGCATGCTACATTTTTAATAGTAGCAGATATAGTTCGAGTATCTCCTTTTGTTAGACCTGATTCTCTACATGTTACAGAATATACGGATGTATTAAATCCCATGAATGATGGACACAAATAACAGTAAATTACGACTTCTGATGTCCAGTTTTCAATGCAATCATAGGTTTTTTCAATATCCATTTGTATGTCTATACAATATGTACCATCAGTTGATTCACGAATACTATAATTGAATTTATTGACGGAAGCAATAGATACAGTGTAACCTAAATATGAGTTGTGACATGCAGTGGGAGGAACCACGTAGTTTGTTACGCTTATTTTATCTTTTAGTGATAAGGTTTGTCTTTTTTTTCGGGTATCCTTTACGGATACGGTGCAATAAAAAATTTTTTTGCCTACACATGCAAATACTTTAGTTTTACCCTGTTTCTTCCCCCAAACACAACCAGCAGATGTAATTGTTGCAATTTTTTTGTTTTTTGATTTCCAACGCACTTTCTTTTTTGCGTATTTTAACTTTAGTTTGTAGCACTTTCCAACTTTTAAAGTTATACTTTTTTTGTTGAGTTTTGGTTTTTGTTTTGCGTTTATTCTGATAGGAAATAAACATAGTATTATTGATATGATAACGGTGATTGAAATAATTCTTTTTTTTAGCATGATATTTGTCCTCTTTCTATAGTC